TTGACCCTGAACAAGATCGTCGTCTACGATGTCACGGAGGCTGACACCCTCGCCACCGTCTCCCCCACCACCTCCGACGTCACCACTGAAGTGGAGCTGCCGGACTTCCCCCTCCCCTTCTAAGGGGAGGCTCGGCTACGCACCAGTGTGCAACGGCAGAGTACACCCTGGTAGCTTGCTGAATAAACTTTACTAGGCGTTGCACCCGTACCTGGTGGGTAGTTGTAAGGCACCGGCGTGGAAGACCAACTCAAAATTTGGTCGGACTTGTTGGGCCAAAAATATTTTTCCCAAAAGATTTTTTGAGAAAAATATTTTTTGAGTTTTCTAATTTCCCTTGCCCCCCCCCCCCTTCTTTTCTTCGCGATATCTTCTAGAATGTTATAATATAGTGTATTTTGGTAGGAGAAGTACGAGTGAGATAGTGGCAGGAGGGCAATGGGATGGGAACAGGATGGGAACAGGATGGGAACATCCTATTAAAGACAAGAAATATCTCATGACATTAGAACAAATGCCTACTACGGAGTATAAAGAAGCTCGTGTATGTGGATGTGGCTACACCAGTGTAAATATGAGTAACTGGTCGCGACACAAGAAATACTGTAAATTAGTGGTAACGAGCGACAAGGAGCTTATCGCCACATTAAAGGAACAATTGGCAGCAAAGGACCGTCAAATCGAGCAATTGATTAAGAGACCAAGGACCGTGAACAACACCACCAACAACCGCTATGTGGTGGAGCAGCACATTAACGTGTTTGGGAAGGAGTCGATCGAGCACATAAGCCCCGAGCAGATCCAGGCGTTACTGGCCGACCCTGCTAATGCAGTGCCTCAGTTCATCAAGCTGAAGCACCGCAGGTCGCCTGGAGGTGTGAACCAAAACTTAAGGATCCCGAACCAGAAGCGGGCGATCTACCAGGTGGTGGTATCGGGCGAGGGCGAGGAGAAGGAGTGGGAAAACAAGGCTAAAGGGGAGGTGCTGGAGCAGCTATATGATGACAATTCGGGTCACCTGGAGGCGGAGGCGGATGAGGATACCAGAGTGGGGTCGCAGTTTCTGGTCCACCAGGATAAGGTGAAGGCGAGCGTGGATGGGGAGGATGGGGGCAGGCGGTATAAGGAGCAGTTGGATAAGATCCATAGTGTGGTGACGAATCTGTGAGGTTGCATCCGGCAAAATGCCGGATGGGGATCCCCCTAGTAAAGTATTCACCCGTACCAGGTGAGGGGCGCTTACCCGTACCGGGTGGGTAGTAGCGCCCTGTGGGCGGGGAAGACCAACCCAAAAGTTGGTTGGACTTTTGGGACCCAAAATATTTTTCCAAAAAAAAATTTTGAGAAAAAATATTTTTTGAGTTTTATATTTTCCCTTGCCCCCCCCCCCCTTCTTTTCTTCGCGATATCTTATAAAATGTTATATTATAGTATATTTTAGTAGGAGAAGTATGAGTGAGACCATGGCAGGAGGAGGAGAGGATCAATTGATGTTCAATTGAACGTTCAATTGAACATTTAAAGATAAGATATTTGGTTACAGTAAGACCTGATGCCAAGTAAGACTTACAAAGAACCGCGAGTTTGTGACTGTGGATACACGACCAACTTCCCTAGTGCATGGTTTGTTCATAAGAAGAGTTGCAAGCTGGTGAAGTGTGATAAGGATGAATTGATTGAACAAATGAAGCAACAACTAGCAGATACAAAGGAACAATTGGCAGCAAAGGATAGACAAATCGAGCAGTTGATTAAGAGACCAAGGACTGTGAACAACACCACCAACAACCGCTATGTGGTGGAGCAGCACATTAACGTGTTTGGCGAGGAGTCGATCGAGCACATAAGCCCCGAGCAGATCCAGGCGTTACTGGCCGACCCTGCTAATGCAGTGCCTCAGTTCATCAAGCTGAAGCACCGCAGGTCGCCTGGAGGTGTGAACCAGAACGTGCGTATCCCAAATCAGAAGCGTGCGATCTACCAGGTTGTGGTAGCAGGGGAGGGCGAGGAGAAGGAGTGGGAAAACAAGGCTAAAGGGGAGGTGTTGGAGCAGCTATATGATGACAATTCTGGTCATTTGGAGGCGGAGGCGGATGAGGATACCAGAGTGGGGTCGCAGTTTCTGGTCCACCAGGATAAGGTGAAGGCGAGCGTGGATGGGGAAGACGGTGGAAGGCGTTACAAGGAGCAGTTGGATAAGATCCATAATGTGGTGACGAATCTGTGAGGTTGCATCCGGCAAAATGCCAGATGGGGACCCCCTAGTAAAGTATTCACCCGTACCAGGTGAGGGGCGCTTACCCGTACCGGGTGGGTAGTAGCGCCCTGTGGGCGGGGAAGACCAACCCAAAAGTTGGTTGGACTTTTGGGACCCAAAATATTTTTCCCAAAAAATTTTTTGAGAAAAAATATTTTTTGAGTTTTATATTTTCCCTAGCCCCCCCCCCCCTTCTTTTCTTCGCGATATTTAATAGAATATATATATTATGTGGTATTTAGTGAGGAGAGATACTAGTGGGTGTTGTGGCAGGAGGGGGTGTGGCGTGGTACCATGTTGGCACCACGCGTGGCACCACGCGATATTAAAAGGAAGGTTTAACTTAAAATAGCAAGGATGGCTCACTTATACAAGCAGTCAAGAGAGTGTCAGTGTGGCTACACTACATTTGACCGCAGTAACTGGCGGTCGCATAAACTGAGTTGCAAGACGGTTGATAGTGACAAGGACCTCAGAATTGAATCATTAGAGAAACAACTAGAGGAGACTAAGCGCGAAGCAAAGGAGCTGCTGGCTGCAAAGGATGAGCAGTGTAAGGAACAACTAGCGGCAAAAGACCAGCTGATTAAAGAAAAGGACAGGCAGATGTTTGAACTCGCTAAGGCGCCACGAACTACTACTGTGAACAACAGCACTAATAACAAATATGTGGTAGAGAAACACATTAATGTGTTTGGCGAGGAGTCGATCGAGCACATAAGCCCCGAGCAGATCCAGGCGTTACTGGCCGACCCTGCTAATGCAGTGCCTCAGTTCATCAAGCTGAAGCACCGCAGGTCGCCTGGAGGTGTGAACCAGAACGTGCGTATCCCAAATCAGAAGCGTGCGATCTACCAGGTTGTGGTAGCAGGGGAGGGCGAGGAGAAGGAGTGGGAAAACAAGGCTAAAGGGGAGGTGTTGGAGCAGCTATATGATGACAATTCTGGTCATTTGGAGGCGGAGGCGGATGAGGATACCAGAGTGGGGTCGCAGTTTCTGGTCCACCAGGATAAGGTGAAGGCGAGCGTGGATGGGGAAGACGGTGGAAGGCGTTACAAGGAGCAGTTGGATAAGATCCATAATGTGGTGACGAATCTGTGAGGTTGCATCCGGCAAAATGCCAGATGGGGACCCCCTAGTAAAGTATTCACCCGTACCAGGTGAGGGGCGCTTACCCGTACCGGGTGGGTAGTAGCGCCCTGTGGGCGGGGAAGACCAACCCAAAAGTTGGTTGGACTTTTGGGACCCAAAATATTTTTCCCAAAAAATTTTTTGAGAAAAAATATTTTTTGAGTTTTATATTTTCCCTTGCCCCCCCCCCCTTCTTTTCTTCGCGAAATCTTATAAAAAGTTATATTATAGTGTATTCTGGTAGGAGAAGTACTAGTGACACAGTGGCAGGAGAGAGATAACGTTACATAACTGTTACATAACACGTTATGTAACGTATTAAAGATAAGATATTTGGTTAAAGTAAGATGTCGAATCAGTACAAAGAGGCACGCTTGTGTGAGTGTGGATTCCAAACAATTCAGAGAAGCAATTGGTCGATACATAAGAAGAGTTGTAAATTAGTGGTCACGAGTGACAGAGAGCGTATAGCATCTCTAGAAAAGCAGCTGGAAGCAAAGGATAGACAAATCGAGCAGTTGATTAAGAGGCCAAGGACTGTGAACAACACCACCAACAACCGCTATGTGGTGGAGCAGCACATTAACGTGTTTGGTGAGGAGTCGATCGAGCACATAAGCCCCGAGCAGATCCAGGCGTTACTGGCCGACCCTGCTAATGCAGTGCCTCAGTTCATCAAGCTGAAGCACCGCAGGTCGCCTGGAGGTGTGAACCAGAACGTGCGTATCCCAAATCAGAAGCGTGCGATCTACCAGGTTGTGGTAGCAGGGGAGGGCGAGGAGAAGGAGTGGGAAAACAAGGCTAAAGGGGAGGTGTTGGAGCAGCTATATGATGACAATTCTGGTCATTTGGAGGCGGAGGCGGATGAGGATACCAGAGTGGGGTCGCAGTTTCTGGTCCACCAGGATAAGGTGAAGGCGAGCGTGGATGGGGAAGACGGTGGAAGGCGTTACAAGGAGCAGTTGGATAAGATCCATAGTGTGGTGACGAATCTGTGAGGTTGCATCCGGCAAAATGCCGGATGGGGACCCCCCTAGTAAAGTATTCACCCGTACCAGGTGGGGGGGAGCTTACCCGTACCGGGTGGGTCGTCAGATAGCACAGCAAGCAGAAGAGATCAAGTTATTAATCAAGAAATTATCCAGTCATCAACACCTTCAATCATAGATGCAGATGCAGCAGGTGCATCTTCTGCAGTTTCTAAAAATCCATCTTCTACTAGGGGTACACTTGAAGGTATAATATCAAAAAGTACACCGCAGTGAATGAATAATGACGATTTATGTGATTCGTGCCGCTTGAGGTTCAGGTAAAACTGTTCCAGCTGATAAGACACGGACCTTCCATGATTTTTCGGGTGTGTGTTTTGTCAAAAACCTTACTGGTCATACTCCTCTTGTGAAGGAGGGGTAATTTTTTATGTTAGGATGTTCTTAAAAATATGGTGTTGATGTGGGGTCTGCACCCGGTGGAAGGCGTTACAAGGAGCAGCTGGACAAGATCCATAGTGTGGTGACGAATATGTAAGGTTCCATCCGGTCCGGGGAACCCCTAGTAAAGTATATTCAGCAAGCTGAGTCAAGTATAATCAATTCAAGTGTGGTGACGAATCTGTGAGGTTGTTTGGTTTCATGTTTGGTTTCACGGACGATATAGTTATTTATATTATTTATATTATTTATCCATAATATCAATATGGATCTCATGAAGAAAGTACTCATTAAGAAACGAATCTGTACTAGGGTACATAGTAAGGTTGCATCCGGCAAAATGCGGGTCGGCCTTGCGGCCGGTCGGGGAACCCCTAGTAAAGTATTCACCCGTACCAGGTGGGGGGACGCTTACCCGTACCAGGTGGGTAGTAGCGCCCTGTGGGCGGGGAAGACCAACCCAAAAGTTGGTTTGGACTTTTGGGACCCAAAATATTTTTCCCAAAAAATTTTTTTGGAAAAATATTTTTTGAGTTTTATATTTTCCCTTGCCCCCCCCCCCTTCTTTTCTACGCGATATCTTATAAAATGTTATATTATAGTGTATTTAGTAAGGAGAAGTGTTAGTGATAGTGGTGGAAGGGTATGAAAACCCTAATTAGGGCCCTAATTAGGGCCCTAATAGTACTTAAAGATAAATGTAGATATTACGACAAAGTTATGCCAAGTAAGAATACATACAAAGAAGCTCGTGTTTGTGACTGTGGGTATACAACAAAATTTTCGAGTGCGTGGTGCGTGCACAAGAAGAGTTGCAAATATCATGAATCATCTACTGATAATAGTGAGTTGGTAATAACATTGAAAGAACAATTGGCAATGAAGGATCGTCAGATAGCACAGCAAGCAGAAGAGATCAAGGAGTTGATTCAAGTGGCGAAGAAACCAAGGACCAATACCGTGAATAACACCACCAATAACCGTTACGTGGTGGAGCAGCATATTAACGTGTTTGGCAAGGAATCGATAGAGCACATAAGTCCCCAACAGATCCAGGCGTTACTGGCCGACCCAGCTACTGCAGTGCCGCAGTTCATCAAGCTGAAGCACCGCCGGGCCCCCAATGGTGTGAACCATAACCTGCGTATCCCCAACCAGAAGCGTGCTATCTACCAGGTGGTGGTATTGGGTGAAGGTGAGGATAAGGAGTGGGAAAATAAGGCTAAAGGGGAGGTGCTCGAGCAGCTGTACGATGACAACTCGGGCCATTTGGAGGCGGAGGCGGACGAGGATACTCGGGTGGGCTTGCAGTTTCTGGACCACCAGGACAAGATAAAAGCGAGTGTCGGTGGTGAAGATGGTGGTAGGCGGTACAAGGAGCAGCTGGATAAGATCCATAGTGTGGTGACGAATCTGTGAGGTTGCATCCGGCAAAATGCCGGATCACGCTATACGCGAGCATTTGGGGAACCCCTAGTAAAGTATATTCAGTTTGGGACCCAAAATATTTTTCCCAAAAAATTTTTTTGGAAAAATATTTTTTGAGTTTTATATTTTCCCTTGCCCCCCCCCCCTTCTTTTCTACGCGATATCTTATAAAATGTTAATATATAGCCCATTTTGGTAGGAGAAGTACGAGTGAGAGTGATGATAGGAGGGTAACAAATTTTGTGACTTAGGTAACAAAAATTGTATTAAAAGTAACAAATTTTGTTACCACAATGTACTATGTCTTCACTGTGTATATGTGGCTATACATCTGCAAAACCTGCTACAGTGAGGAGACATCAAAAGGTATGTAAGCAACACCTGGTGAACGAAGCCTTAAGAAGTTCTGTAAGTGATATAACGCAACAAGAGCGACAACAAGAGCGACAACAAGAGCGACATATTGCTGCCTTAGAAGCGCGTTTAGAGGAGAAGGATCGTCAGATAGCACAGCAAGCAGAAGAGATCAAGTTATTAATTAAGAGACCAAGGACTGTGAACAACACCACCAACAACCGTTACGTGGTGGAGCAGCACATTAACGTGTTTGGCAAGGAGTCGATCGAGCACATAAGTCCCGAGCAGATCCAGGCGTTACTGGCCGATCCTGCGAATGCAGTGCCCCAGTTCATCAAGCTGAAGCACCGCCGGTCGCCTGGAGGTGTGAACCAGAACTTAAGGATCCCGAACCAGAAGCGTGCGATCTACCAGGTTGTGGTATCGGGCGAGGACGAGGATAAGGAGTGGGAAAACAAGGCTAAAGGGGAGGTGCTGGAGCAGCTGTATGATGACAACTCTGGTCATCTGGAGGCGGAGGCGGATGAGGAGACTCGGGTGGGGTCGCGGTTTCTGGATCACCAGGAGAAGGTTAAGGCAAGTGTCGATGGGGAGGATGGAGGCAGACGGTACAAGGAGCAGCTGGATAAGATCCACAGTGTGGTGACGAATATGTAGTGCGCGAACCCCTAGTAAAGTATATTCAGCAAGCTGAGTCAAGTATAATCAATTCAGAATGTACTAAAATTAATTTAGCTTGCTGAATATACTTTACTAGGGGTTGAGAACCCTATTAATGTATGTGGACTAATTATATCCCGCTAAGGATTTGAATATTCTCCAAAAATACTGATTAGGACACACCCGAACTACGCCTAAATCTCTGTCAGGAGCAACGCCCGACTTAGGTAATTACACCCAAAATACTCCTAAACCTCTAACATCTTTTTATATATCAAGGAAAATAGTTTCTATGGATATCATATATGAGCAGTCGCGGTAGTAATTATGAAAAAAACCCGAACTTTAGCACCCTTCCAGAAGAGATCCTCCGACATATAGCACTATTTCTTCCACGGGAGGGAGTAAAACCAACAAGGGGTAAAATCACTTCAAATTATTATAACAACTCTGGAATTGTTGCAGGAAATCACGGACTTCGTTACCAACTTGTGAATTCACCAACCCGTCCGTTAACAGAGCGCACGAAACAAAAGTTTTCGAATGCTCAAAAGCAAGGAAAGAATGTAGCAAGAATACATAAAAATGAAGCTGCACATAAATTCCTCTTTGGGTTGTACAACATGAGCAAACTAGGTCCAGCAGGGGTAAAACCGGCAACTGGATCACCTATTGGTATTACTTCATATGTGAAAGCATCCCCTCATAATTCTAACAATTTAGAAGCTGTTGGTGGCCATATGTATTTGAATGCGAACTTTAAAGTTGGTCCGAATAGGACTAAGAAGGGTACCAGAGACAATTTCATGCGCACAAGCAAAAGTGTAAGAGCTGCAGTACGACCTGGACCCAAAAGAAGAAGGTGGATTAATCGTACCCCCAGGTCCCATAGAAACTCCCCTACACATAATGAAAAAAAAGCTGCAATTAGTCTTAATAAGTTAAGACAACGTGCCGCCAATGCAGGTAGCAGGTCTACGACAAAAGTCCAAAATAATAATGTCTCATTTTACTCTATGTACCATCCTAATATGAGGTACGGCCCTCATCGGGTCTATTCCGGGGAGTTTTTTTAGGCGGTCTCAGGTGTATTTCGACCCCAAAAATCGATCTTGTTTTTTCGACAATGAATTACAATTTGACCTCGCAACTAAGGTCACACTTGGTTAGGTGCCGACGGAGAACCACCTAGGTCCGATCACCTAAAACAGACTAAAAATAACGAGCACAGCCGTGCTCGTGCGCGTACTCGTGGCAGTCGAGGTGCCCCCCTTTAGCCGCCGCCACGCATGTCGAAGCGTCCCACGGACAGCCGTTCTCGTGTGCGTACTTGAGGCAGTCGAGGTGGCCGCCCCTCGCCGCATCCGCGCATGTCAAATAGTCCCACGGGCAACCGTTCTCGTGGGCGTACTTGAGGCAGTTGAGGTGGCCGCCCTTCGCTGCGGCCTCGCACGTCCACTCGTTCCACGGGCAGCCGTGATCGTGCAAGTACTTGAGGCAGTCGAGGTGGCCGACCGCCGCCGCCGTGCACGTCCACTCGTTCCACGGACAGCCGTGCTCGTGCGCGTACTTGAGGCAGTCGAGGTGGCCGCCCGCCGCTGCATTCGCGCACGCCTCATTGTTCCACGGGCAGCCGTGCTCGTGCGCGTACTTGAGGCAGTTGAGGTGGCCGCCCTCTGATGCCCAAATGCACGTATACTTGCTCCAAGCACAATAGTGCTCGTGCGCGTACTTGAGGCAGTCGATGTTGCCGTTTGTCGCTGCATTCGCGCACACCCACTCTCCCCACAGGCAGCCGTTCTCGTGTGCGTACGTGAGGCAGTCGAGGTGGCCGCCGTCTGACGCGGCCTCGCACGTCCACTCGTTCCACGGGCAACCGTTCTCGTGCAAGTACTTGAGGCAGTCAAGGTGGCCGCCCTTCGCTGCGGCCTCGCATGTCGAAGCGTACCAAGTGCAGTCGTGGCCATGCAAGTACTTGAGGGAGTCGAGGTGACCCCCTTTAGCCGCGACCGCGCACATGTCCTCGTTCCACGGGCAGCCGTGATCGTGTGCCCACTGCAGCAGCGTCACGGATTCGACGACCGTCGACATCTTGGTGCGCGTCTTCTTAGGCATGTACTCTGCGAACGTGGTGCACGTCAGCTTGATCATGAACTCGCATCCCTTCATGGTGTCGTGTTCAAGCAGCTCCTTCAGAAGGTCGTAGCTCAGCTGCGACAGTGAATCCATGACGAGCAGGCTTAGCGGTTCGCCTTGTGGTTTTTGCAGTCAATCGGCTTTGACCACAGGGGAACACATGTGTGGCCGAAGGTGCTGCGCCCGAAATACTCCTAAACCTCTGTCAGGAGCTACACCTGACTTAGGTAATTACACCCGAACTACGCCTGACTGAGGTAATTACACCCGAACTACGCCTAAATCTCTCAGGAGCAACATCTGACTTAGGTAATTACACCCGAACTACGCCTAATTCTCCGTCAGGAGCTACGCCTGACTTAGGTAATTAGACCCGAACTACGCCTAATTCTCCGTCAGGAGCTACGCCTGACTTAGGTAATTACACCCGAACTACGCCTAAACCTCTGTCAGGAGCTACGCCTGACTTAGGTAATTACTAGGATATAAATCCTACTAAAATCTTTACTTAATTGAAGATATGCCGCAGACAAATAAAGAGACCAAAGCAGCTCGTAAATTGCAGCACAGCGTAAGGAGAAAGGGAAATTCTGTTAAGAAAATGTTAACAAATCATAGAAAAGTAATCTTGGGATCGCAGAATATAAAGAATACAATTAAGACTTGGATGGGTGGTAGTTATCTATTTAAGAATGTGCAGAATCACATGAAAAACATATTGGAGCAAACACCAGACGTGTCTGTGCCTGGATATTTGTATCGGTCGTTGAATTTTGGGGGTAATAATACTATACCAGTACGTACAAATCTTGATGTAGCGACCTCGTGGACAGTTAATCCTAGAGTTGCTGCAAATCACGGCTGGATAGGTAACGGTAACACGATCCTTCGTATGCCAATGACTGCAAACGTAAAGAAACTCTTCATTGGCAGTCATCCAATAGAAAGAACACATAGCCCTAACCCTAACAAGCAGGGTCCCCGCGACCCTCTCCGCTCGCGACGATATGTGCGTTATCCTTATGGTCATCATAATTGGCAGGATCCATCATATCAATTTCAGGCTGAGATGGTGGTTGCTCCCTTCGAGATGCAGATCAACAAAACAAGACAAGTACCCAAGTCAATGCTGACTGGACGGACGGCAACAAGCAACTTCAAACGAATACCGAATAGTTTTGTGGGTTCTGCGACACCCAACCACGAAATTGTTAAACTATTGAATGTATCTGTCAAAAAAGGAACTCAAAATAAGAAGAGTAGTAGCTATCCAAACAGAAGCAGAGACAGGAGCAGGAGCAGAAGCAGGAGCAGAAGCAGGAGCAGAAGCAGAAGCAGAACTGGGGGGTTTGACCACGATTCCAGGAAGTCCCGGGTATAATTTAAAAAGCCAATAATAGCCTTTAATTAGCCAATAATAACCTTTAAAAAGCCATTTTTAGCCTCTCTCCTGGCACTTTTAGCCTCGGGGGGCACTCAAACCCGACCGGTCAAACTCGACCGGTCAAACCCGACCGACTTGGATTTTTTACCCCCCCCCCTCAAACCCAGGCGTTCAAACCCAGGCGTTCAAACCCAGGCGCTCAAACCCAGGCGACTTGCCACGAAAGCCGTCCTCGTAGCACATGGCAGACGAGTATCTTGACGGAGTCGGAAGCGGAGAAGACGAGGAAGACGTGGGTGGAGCGGCCGCTCGCGCGCTCGGTAGCCAGGATGGCCAGGAGGCCGAGAGAGACGAGGACGAGGAGGACTGGGAGGAAGTGGGGCAGCGCATGCTCGACGCCAACGGAGATCACTACGAGGTGCTGGGCGTGTCGCGTGAGGACGTGACGGACGAGATCGTCCATGACGCGCACGACCGGATCGAGGCCGGCCTCGAGCACCTCCCCTCGCACCTGCGCAGGCCAGACCTCCTCGACCAGATGAAGCAGGCCCTCGCCGACGCTCTCAACGCGCTGCACTCCGCGGAGGCGCGCGCGCAGTGCGAGCTGCAGGACCTTGCCAACCAGATCGATTCGATACTCGAAGGCGTGCCGAAGAACAAGGCGGGCGAAATCTGCTTCAACGATCCCAACACCGTCGTGGTCATGCGAGAGGTGCTGGACGTGCTGCTGCCGGGGCGCTTCAAGCTCGACACCATCTCCGACACGCTCTGGACGTGCGACACGCAGACGAACGTGTGGACCACGAAGGACACCACCTTCGGCACGCTCCTGAACGTCCTCGAGACGCATGCGGTAGTCCACTACCTCTCGGCGCCAACGGACTTCAAGACGCTCCTGCGCGGCTACGGGGTGAAGCATTTCAAGGACCTGCAGACGCGGATGACGAGCACCCTCAGCAACCACGACTCCACCTTCCACAAGACGCGCGACCGCTCCCTCTTGCCCGGCATGCTCGCCTTCCGCAACGGCAAGGTGCTGGACCTCAGCGGCAAGAAACCAAGGTTGCGCGACCTGGCGCCCGAGGACCACGTGAGCGTGACGATCGAGCGCGACCTGCCCGAGTTGGACACCCCCGAACTACGCCTAATTCTCCGTCAGGAGCAACGCCTGACTTAGGTAATTACACCCGAACTACGCCTAAATCTCTGTCAGGAGCTACGCCTGACTTAGGTAATTACACCCGATGACGACAGGAGGGAGGGGATGGACTTTTGGTTTCAGGAGGGGCAGGAGATTCCGAGGATTTCCGAGGATTGTTTTAGGCGGTCCCAGGTGTATTTCGACCCCAAAAAATTTATGAAGACCTCAAAATTTATGAAGACCTCCAAAAATTCCTTAATTCCCTTTTAAATTCCTTAATTCCCTTTTAAATTCCTTAATTCCTTTTTAAATTCCACAGGGGGACTCGGGTAGATGAGATACACCCGACACGCCTGCGTAAATTTATTACACCCGAAGACGCCTAAAACTCCCACACCCGTCACGCCCGCGTAAATTTATTACACCCGAAGACACCTAAAGGTAATTACACCCGAACTACGCCTAAATCTCTGTCAGGAGCTACGCCTAATTAATTAAAAAAGGAATTAATAAGTTAAGCAACGCCTGACTTAGGTAATTACACCCGAACTACGCCTAAATCTCTTTATCCTTTATTCTCCAATTAATAATATTTTACTACATTATTCAATGCAAAAGAAGAAAAGGACAAGTGTCCCTCCAGGGAATTGGATGGGACCTCCCAATTCTAGCGGAGTACGTGCAAGCGAGAGCTTCTTTGAGCGATCGCCCACTCAGAGAAACAATAAACGAGGTACGTCTACGCCCACACACATTGGAATGTTGCCCAATAACGTAATAAGAGAAATCAATAGAATTGCAGGGGGGAAGGAATTGAGTCATGCTATTGAGCTGGCTCGTTTGCTAAGATCGTTGAAGGTGTTTGCTTTGAACCGGGTGCCACACAGAATAAACAGACCAAGGGTGGTCTACGATCCTAAATATAAGACAGTCCTTACGAATAATGACGTGAGACCATACTCGACGTGGGCCAAGCTGAAATACAGTCTTACTAATAATAAGCCTTTTAAAGTATATTCAGCAAGGACAGGAAAGACTCCCAGGTCACCTAGAAACTCCCCTACACATAATGAAGTAAAAGCTTCAATTAGTCTTAATAAGTTAAGACAACGTGCCGCCAAAGCAGGTAGCAGGTCTACGAAAAAAGTCCAAAATAATAATGTCTTATTTTACTCTGTGTACCATCCTAATATGAAGTCCGGCCCCTCATCGCGGGTCTATGCCGCTAAGGATTTGAAGAATAGTAACCTTCTCACCTGACTTAGGTAATTACACCCGAACTACGCCTAAATCTCTGTCAGGAGCAACGCCTGACTTAGGTAATTACACCCGAACTACGCCTAAATCTCTGTCAGGAGCAACGCCTGACTTAGGTAATTACACCCGAACTACGCCTAAATCTCTGTCAGGAGCAACGCCTGACTTAGGTAATTACACCCGAACTACGCCTAAATCTCTGTCAGGAGCTACGCCTGACTTAGGTAATTACACCCGAACTACGCCTAAATCTCTGTCAGGAGCTACGCCTGACTTAGGTAATTACACCCGAACTACGCCTAAATCTATGTCAGGAGCTACGCCTGACTTAGGTAATTACACCCGAACTACGCCTAAATGTCTGTCAGGAGCTACGCCTAATTAATTAAAAAAGGAATTAATAAGTTAAGAAAGGAAACAAGGAATGTATTGAGTATAGACATATGCATGGAATTCTAGACCTAATCCTAGGATATAAATGCAAGGAAAATATGAAAATGCAAGAAATGCAAGGAAAGAAAAATGATTCAAAATTTTAGAAATTCAGAGACGTAATTAAATTACATTTTTGGAATTAAATTTCTCAACCCCTAGTAAAGTATATTCAGCAAGCT